TGCAGCAATAGCCGCGGCGTCAACTGGCGTAAATGTAGGCATAGACATACGTGCATTTTGTGCCTGTACTTCAGCGGGTAATTCTGGCGGTGCAAGCCGTCGCCCCATAGAAGCCAATGTACTTTGATCAGATTCGCCCATGTACATTCCAAAAGAATCAGAAACCTGTAGCAGAGCTTTCCCAAAAGATTTGCCTGCCTGTTCAGTGTTTCCATCCATTAACTCGAAAACAGCATTTAGATTATTTTTACCAATAGAAACTATTCCAGCTATCTGATTTGTAAAAGCTGCGCCTATGCCCTCGACTGCGTTTGTTTTGCTTTTCAAATCTTCTGTTTCAATGTTTGCGGTTTGTACAGCGAGTGGTGCATTATTTTTTGCTACGATTTGATCATTTTGTAGCTGTGCGATTTCTCGCTGTGCGCCAGCTCGCGCAGCGTCTGGCGAATATGTCTCAGATAGTTTGTTGACGCGCTGCCCCATTGCGTACAGCTCTTTCAATCCACTGATAGCGCCTTGAATACCAAAGTATCCACTAAGCATTCCAACAGCGCCGGACGATTCACCACGAAAAAAGTTTTTCATCTTCTGGTTGATACTGCCTGCCTGCCCCTTAAACTTTTCGAGCTGCGCGACTGCTTTCGTACCATCAGCGACGATGGTTAGAGGTAGTCGAATTTCTGCTACTTTTTCCATGTTTAATCATTTCTTCGAAACCGTCGACAATGTTCGATTTTTCCTGTAGCCAGTACGCTACTTTTTTATAGTCTGATCTCGTCAAAGCGCAAGCAATTACCGTTAAAAGATGCTCGACCCTCTCTGCAAACACTGGTTTTTCTAACGCGCCAATATCTGCATTACCATCTACCAATCCTTCTGCCAGCAGGCGGTCTAGTCGCCCGCCTGCGTAGGGTTTGCTGTAGCAAGCGCGCAAATCTCCTCTACTAATTTGGGATCTGCCTCCGAGGCTTTGAAGCCAAGCGGAAACAATGCGCTACCGTCGCCGTCGCGTACCAGTCGCGCCCACAATTCAACGATGGGTAGCTGTACATCGCTAATTGTTGGCCGCCGCACCTGTATATCCCTGTCCAGAATGACAGAGCGAACAGGTCGCCACGCCGGAACTACTTTTGATAGGTCGCTAATCATGCTGCGACTATGCCAGATATTTGCAGCTCAATAGCGACCATTTCGGCGCTGTCGCCCTTTGTCGTCTGGGTGTAAGTAGTGATAAGACAATCACCGCTGTAAGTATTTGCGCCGTTTGCGTCCGAATAAGTGAAGGCTACGGTTGTCCCTACAGCTACCTGAGAAAGGAAGTTAGCTTGTGCGGCAGATTCGCCAGAAGCAGCGGATAAATAGCAGTTTAGCGACATGGTGCCATTGATTCTGCCAGCTAGATAGGCTTTATAGAAATAGCTGAGCGGCGTGCATTCGATAGATTCGCGCTCTAGCTTTATGCTTGCATCTGCGACCTCGAAAGCGATTGTAGCGAGTGTGATTACTGCGCCTGTTCCTGTCATGGGGGTAAATGGCATTTTTATAGCTCCTGTTAGTTTTGATGAAACATTAAAAGATTAAGAATTGAATATCTGGTACGGTCAGCTGCGCCCGGCGTCGATTCTTCTAAGTAACCGTGAGATGCGCCTACAGTTTTGCACGTAAAAGCAGTTTCGCCGCCATGAGACCAAGTAATACCGTTAATGTCTGTAGTAATTTGTTTAAGCGTGTCGCTAGCATCCTTCAAAGTCGCCGCGAGTATGTAAACGTCGATACTTGATTTCCAGATAGAGATAGTTGGTGAAATCGCATCCAACATATCTTCCGATTTAATTTCATATATAACTATTACGCCCGTTGTGAGTTCCTGCGCGGCATTTCGCAAATCTGGCATAACCGTATATCCCTGAACGGTCGCTAATTGGTTGTATATAAGTGTTGCTGCGCTCATTTGCCCGCCAACATCTTCTTAGCGGTTTCGCCTAGGTACTTTGCAAATAATTCTGCCTGTTTGAGTGCAGTTAAAAACACTTTGGGGCGTATTCCCTTGCCGGGGATCATTGCCCCAGATCTTGCCATGAATCCCGGATCAAGAATATTTACTACAGACGTGTAGCGGTCTTTTCTGCCAATGCCGGTAAAGCCGATTATTTTTGCTTTGCCGGGGCGCTTGATTTTGCCTAGTACATTTTCGAGAATTGCTTTACGGTGCAATTTTCTACCTTCGCGGTAGTAGGGCGCTGTAGCCCATTCTGTATAAAGCGTTTTCTTTACGATGTTGTTTGCTTTTAACATCGCGCGAAATTGCGCCTGTTCTAGCAGCGTCCATTTGATATTGGCTATGCGTTTATCAAGATTTCGCTTTGCTTGCGGTGATAAAGAGACTTGAATCATACGGCCTCTTCTGCTCTGGTCAGTCCCAGACGTACGAATCGGTGCTTCATCCGGTCATCTTCTATAGATTGAATCTGATAAGTAGTCGATACTGCGCCATCAGTTAAAACGACAATCATTCCATTTTTTAAGCCGGGATACCAGGGGGCTTTTATGTAGGTCATTTCGACTACAGCCAATCCCATATTGTTCATTTTGTCGTTTCGTTCGGCGCTCTCGACGTGAACAACTGGCGTATACAAAACCGTCGAATTGCCCGTAATTTTCTGTCCAACAGAATCAAAAGTACTAACAGCGACGCTAGAAATAGTCGCCTTCACACGCATCATGCCCATCGGGATCAAATGAGCGCCCCAGTTCGATGCCTAGCGACCAACATAAGCCAGCCCTTCATGTCTGGCGGTGATGGATCATCGCCTCGATAAGAATAAAAGTAACCCACGCGAAGTAATAGCGCTTGCTTTATTTCTGCGTTAAATGCTGTGGTAAGAGTAAACCCAAACGACAGCGGATAGGTGTAGTTCACGTTGTTAATAAGCGAATCGCCAACAACGTACGCCGCTGCGCCGTCCAATTTTACCCATGCTTCTGTAGGTGTGATTGGCGCCAGCGGTAGAAGATCCGTAGTAAAGGTTGGCAGTATCGTGGTATCTACTGGATTAAAGTAGGGACGAAATACGCCGTCATCTGGCTCTTCTAAATAACGCTGGGCAGGGGTCTGCGTAATAAACCCCTGCCCGATGTATTGATGCGTTACTTCTTCCCATTCGATGCACACAGCCTGTACCAATGATGCGATATATGAATCATCTTCGGTGTGGTAAACCCGAAGATGGCTCTTCGCATCTGCTGTAGTGATCAAGATGGGCATAGATCACGTCTTGAAGAGTGAAACCATTGCGTTTCGATCCATGATCTTCCCGCTACTTCGCGTGGTCGAGAGGAATTGCACCTGGCCATTGGCGGCGAGGATGTACGGATTCGCAAGGAATGGAACCGTAGACATTTCCACAATTCGATAGCCCTTGCTGATGTCGCCGAACACTCCGAAGCGGACAGTAGTCAATGCAGTCTGTGGCAAATTTGCAGAAATGTAAACTGGGAAGCCCATGAATGACATTCCTGCGCCGTCGCGCGCTACTGAGTAATTCGCACCCTGTCCAAAGGTTGGAACACTTGTAGAAGCTTGCGAAATGATTCCCGCCCACGTTGAGACTGGCAACAGCCACGAAGAATCCTTTAAGTATGTTGGCAACAGACCAGAGGCATAGACAGTAGTAGCTGCCTCTGCCAAAGTGATGTTAGTTGCCGATGCAATGGTTGAAGAATTGACATTGCCAACGAGCGCGGTATTGTCATAAATTGTTTGGGCAAATGCTGCATAGGTGATGTTGGAATAACTCAAGTCACGATTTGTTGCATGAAGTTCGGCGTGCTGGCGAATTGTTTCGCTGGCAACGTCATACGGCATATCTGTAAGCGCTTCGTTTGAAACCGAAGTAAAAAAGCCCATTTTTGTAGGAGTAAAGTCTACAGGGTCATTGTCAACATCTTTGGAGACGTACGCGCCAGCTTCGGCAACGACAGCCGTAGCAACTGCGAATTGTGCAGTTTGGCGATAGAAGCGAAGCGGTGCGCCGCTGTCTGTGGTGATGACATTCGCCAAAGAGCGAACCACTGACATACGATCCATCATCTGCTGAAACAATGGGCTTGCAATGGTTGTTACTGCGCCGAAGTCTGCGACGCCCGAAGCTCGCATTTCAAATTCGTTGTTATCGCGGAAACCGCCGCAAATCCAATCGCGGAATTCTGCTTTATGTGAAGCAGCTGGCCGCCCAGTTTCAAGATTCGAAGTGACGCCGCCGCCGTCGAGACGATCACGCAGACCAACGCGACGAATTTCGCTGTCCATGTTGTCGAGTTCGTCAAGCATTGCCGCCGCGCGACTTTCATTTGTGGCGTCGAGTTTGGTAGTTCCGTTTGTCAGCAAGTCGATTTCGCCGCTGAGTGCCTTACGCTTTTCATACATTTCTGAGAGTTTCATAGTGTGCCTTTCCAATTTTTGAGACGTAGCGCTGTGCGCTTGGTGATGAATGACTGAGAACGAGAGAGCGCGCGCGCATCTGCATTTGTTTGCGGATACGCAGCGCGTTCAACGAGTGAAATTTCAGCTAGGTCGACGTCGAGAAGTGTGCGTAGATCGCCATCAAATTTGTCTTCACGAACCGTGAAGCCAAACGACATCTGACGCACTAGCCCACCGCGAAGCAGGGTCATAGCGTCCCTACCTAGCGTGGTGTCTGCGATCAACGCATCGAAAATCAAGCCCTCTTCATCTGTTCGCATATTGAGCGAACCTGAGAGAGTCGAGGCCAGCGGCTGGCTGCTGTCATGTTGCCAATACAACGAGATATCTGGATCATTCAGCGAGTTGTCGAATGCAGCAGGGTCGATTTGTTCGCGCATCTGACGGCCGCGAATCATGAGGGGCAACGATGGCACATTAAAGCGCGCTGCATAGCCGCCTACTTTCATTGAGTCTTTGTCGCCGGGTTCTAAAGCGATATCAACGGTTCGATATTCAATCATTCGATATCTCCTGTTGGTGGATTGGCTGGACTTGGCGCTGTGGAAGCGGAAGCTGCTGGGGTGAGCTGTTGCTCTCCACCATCGACATACGCCAAGCCCAACATTTCGCGCGCGTCGTTCAGCGTTAACGCGCCTGTAGTCGCTAGATCCTTCAGCGATGCGGCGATGTCGCGCATATTGCCGCGCATCAAGTCCGCTACTTCAAATTTAAGTTTGACGCCTTGCGGTAAAATTTTGCTGCTCAGCGAAGTAGCAAAGCGGTCAGCCCATCCCGCTACTGTGCCTTCGACATACTGACGCTGCATTTCAATCTGTGAGCTGAGCGCGCCGGCATCAGATTGATAAAGCATCTGCGGCGGTATTCCAAGCGCCCGCGATATTTCCATGATTTGGAATTTTCGATCTTCCAACAAGCCGGGTAATGCACCATCGCCCACGCGCTCGACTCGTACGCCTTCATCGAGGACGAGCGGACGTGTTGCGCCCTCTGGCGTAATGTGTTTACTGATATACCCGCTGATTAAATCGAGCTTCGCCGTAGTCGAGAGCGTGCCGGGATGCGTAATCGAGATCTTCCCAACGCGGCCAGACTCAGCAAGTGACGTCGCTACTCGCTCTTGCAGGATGGACAGCGACAGCGCAGACGCACAGCGAACTAGTGGACTCACGCAGCTGTAGGGATTCTGCATCGAGCCAGTCCCAGCCATGAGCTGAACTATGTTGAATGGGTCGATCTGTTGCCCATCCATTAAAAATCGTGGCTCGAATCCAAACCATATAACCGCTATACGCCCAGGCAACAGCGGCCATAGTGCGATGGCGTCGCCGCGATTGTCGCGCTGAATAAACGAATAGCCGCAGCCATTGGTTATGGCACTAGCCACCATCCACGCGCGCCAAGCGTGTCCAGATTGGTAAGTGTTCGCTTCCCCAGTCAGCAGCGTGCTGGCAGGGCATTCGACATAACTGCCATCGGCGCGACAGCACTCGATACCCATTCTTCCGATGTCAGTACCTAGCAGATTGATCGCGCGAAGTACGGCAGGGATATTGTTTCTAGCGTCTGTAGTCGCTGAGAAAGTACCGCCAATATCCGTCAAATATGATGACGTAGCGCTATTGTTTCCAAACCATCCTGTCAGACGTGAAAATACACTCACGCCCGCAAACTATTACCCCACAAAACTTGTCAAGTAAATTGCGAAAATTTATTTTACTATTGAATATGCAATAGTGAGGGGTCAGATTACTACGCCGCCGGGCGTCTCATAAGAGGAAACGCGCGCAACGTTAAACCGCTCGCAGAGCATCGCCGCCATGCAGGACGCTATAACGGCGTCGATATTCCCAGAGCTGCGCCCCTTAACTGGTCGAACATTGCCAGCGTTATCTTGAATGGTTCGGGTCGCGCCTAGGCACGCTCTAAGTACTGGATCCTTCTGATGTGTAATACTTCGCCCGCGTATACCGTCAGTCCACAACGCCCACGCAGGCCCCATAGTGCGTATGCCTTGCTCAACTGCCGTTACGGTGATGCCGCGACGCCGCCAGTCGATCAGCGCAGATTCTTGGTGCGCCAAAGGATCCACGCCTACGTGCCTGACCGAATATGTAGCGCTGAGATCCAGTACAGCCGCCTCGATAACGTGCATATCGTGTATTTCGCCAGACATCTGGCGTAAATGTCCCTCGGCTACCCATTGCCTTAGCGGCTGGTGACATCGCTTTTCATCGCCGACAATGTCTTGACCTGCCCACCAGTGGATTAGTTTATATCTATACCGCTCTGCT